AACCACGCAATGGACGAATTTAGATATAGTGTTAACGTATTTTATAAGCGTTACGCTAATTTTTAGCAACAAGGAGCCAGTAAATGGGCATTATACAATTTGTCAAAAATCTATTTAAGAGAGGACAGTATGCAATGACGACAGAAAGTCTAGCAAGTATCACAGACCATCCTAAAATTGCAGTGACAAGCGCAGAGTATCGTCGAATCAACGAGAATTTAAGATACTATCAGAGCAACGCTGACAAAATCACTTACATAAATACGGACGGCATCAAGAAACAAAGAGAAGCGACCCATTTGCCAATCGCTCGGACCGCTGCTAAGAAGATTGCAAGCCTGGTATTCAATGAACAAGCTTCGATTAAATTGGACGACGAGCAAGCAGACGCATTCATTCAAGAGACATTGAAGAATGACCGCTTTAACAAGAATTTTGAGCGCTATCTTGAGAGCTGTTTGGCCCTGGGCGGTCTTGCTATGCGGCCTTATGTAGATAATGGACGAGTGCGAGTGTCATTCGTACAAGCGCCTGTCTTTTTGCCGTTACAAAGCAACACGCAGGATATTTCAAGCGCTGCAATCGTGACTAAAACGATTAAGGCTTCAGGTCAGAAGAACATTTACTACACCTTGATTGAGTTCCACGAGTGGGCGAATGACGGTAAGTATATTATTTCTAACGAGTTATACAGGTCTGAGAACTCTGAGCAGGTCGGTGGACGTGTGCCTCTAGCTGAAGTCTACGAGGATCTAGAAGAACAAGTTGAACTTGACGGTCTAACAAGACCGCTTTTTTCATACCTAAAACCTCCTGGAATGAACAACAAGGACATCAATTCACCTCTCGGTCTGTCTATCTTCGATAATGCCAAGAGCACGATTGATTTCATTAATACGACCTATGACGAGTTCAAATGGGAAGTCAAGATGGGCCAACGTCGAGTGGCCGTTCCTGAAAATCTGACAGAAACTAGAATGGTTAATCAGGACGGAGATGTCCAGCTTGTCAAGCGGTTTGATACAGAGCAGAATGTCTACTTGCGCTTATCTACTAACGACATGGATGGCGGAAGCATCACAGACCTGACGACAGCAATTCGAGCAGATGATTACATCAAGACCATCAACGAAGGCCTAGCGCTATTTGAAATGCTTTTAGGTGTATCAGCTGGAATGTTTACATTTGATGGGCAGAGCTTGAAGACTGCGACAGAGGTCGTTTCTGAAAACTCGGATACCTATCAGATGAGAAACAGTATTGTCAGCCTTGTCGAGCAATCCTTGAAAGAGTTGATTATCTCAATTTGCGAGCTTGGTAGTCTTTATGGATTGTATAGCGGTCCAATTCCTCAAATGGAGAAGATTGCAATCAATCTGGACGACGGAGTCTTTACTGACAAGAACAACGAGCTTGATTATTGGACTAAGGCTTTGGCCAGTGGCATTGTCAGCAAGGCTCACGCTATCCAGAAGGCTTTCAATATGTCAGAGGCCGATGCTAAGAAGATGATTCAGGCGATTAATCAGGAAACGATGGACACAGCCAACAGTCAGCGAACGCAAGAGGATATTGATATTTACGGAGAGTGATTAGATGCCAAAGAAGAGACCACCGATACAGTTCAATGACGAGCAACTGCTGCTTCAAGCAAGCAATGTCGCAGACATCTATCATCAGCTAGCCTTGGATTTATTTGATAACGTGGTCGAACGTGTGACGGAGCGTGGCACGGTCTATCTTGATAAGCAACCGTATATCTGGCAACTTGAGAAGATGCAACAGATGCACATGCTGAACGAGGAGAACCTGAAGCTAATCTCTAAATACTCTGGAGTCGCTGAAGAGCAACTACGCTATATCGTCGAAAATGAGGGTTTGAAGCTCTACACGGACACGAAGCAACAACTCATGGAAGATTTAGGGCGTGGATCTGCAGGAAATAGCAATCACATTCAAGAAATCCTTGCAGATTATGCAAGTCAAGCTGTCGGAGATATCCATAACCTAATCAATACAACGCTTCCTAAAGCCGTTATTGGGGCTTATCAAGGCATCATTGAACAATCTGTCGCTAGAGTTGTCACTGGCCTTTCTACGGCCGACAAGGCTATTTCTGACACGGTCATGAAGTGGCAAGAGAAAGGTTTTCAAGGTTTCAAGGACAGCGCTGGGCGTAACTGGAAAATTGACAATTATGCTCGGACAGTTATCAAGACGACAACCTATCGAACTTATCGAGAAATGCGAACGAGACCGGCTGAAGAGCTGGGCATTGATACCTTTTATTTTTCAAAAAAGGCGTCAGCTCGCAAGTCGTGCGCCCCTTTGCAGCATGAGATAGTAACGACTGGCCGGGCTAGAGTTGAACACGGCGAGAAGATTTTAGCTTTGTCAGATTATGGTTACGGTCGGCCTGAAGGGTGCCTTGGTATTAACTGCGGCCACATGCTAACTCCGTTCATCCCAGGAGCGAACTACAAGCCTGATTTAGGCGAGGACGTCGATTCGGTTAGCCCAGAGCAAGCGATGGATAATGCCAACGCAGAAGCCAAGCAGAGGGCGCTAGAACGGTCTATCAGAGCGAATAAGGAAAAGCTCCACGTCGCTGAGAAATTGGGCGATGATGACCTGATAAACAAGTACAAGAGCAAGATAGGCACTCAGAACGCTGCTTTGAAGGATTACATCGATAAGCACCAATTCCTAAAACGGGATGAGGCTAGAGAGAAATACTATGATGACCCATTTTCTCAAGCTCAAAAAGAAGTAAAACTCAGGAAGAAGATGTCAGAATATCACTACATCAAAGAGGATGAAATACCTGCATTTAAGAAAGTGGGTGGAAAAATAACAAAAACTGAGCGTGATGTTATCTATGCTCCAGACTTTGACAGTATGGGATATATAGCAACAAATAGGAGTTTTGATATTAACAGAGCGCTCAGAAGTAATGGAGTCATCCCACTCAGCAAAGAAGAAAACAAAGTGGTTTCAACGCTTGATAGAGTTATTGAAAGAAATAGAACACTGAAAAATATAAAAGTTAGTCGCTTTGATGATGGTAGTTACTTGAAATCAATCATTACTAGCAATGCTGACTTGTTGAAAAAATATGATAGTGTATCTGATATGCTGAACTCTGGAGAGGCTGTTTTCAGTAACGCCGCTTACACATCAACTAGTTATATTCCAAAATATAACTTTTTCAAAACTAGAAAAGTCAAAACCATCATCAACATTTCAAAGGATAGTAAAATATACTTTACAGATAATGACGCTGAGTCTGAAATTATCATACCAAGAAATGCAAAATATGATATAATTAGTATGAAAGAAAACAAAGGTGGCATTGTCTTAGAAATGAATTTAAGAGAGGAGTGATATTATGGAATTGTCAGAGGCTCTAAACTTTGTTGACTCTTTAAATCTGGATGAAAAACCTTTAGATTTTTCAGAGTTTACTGATGAACAATTACTGAGTATAAGTATTACACTTGACTTACTTTCATTAGATGAGGCTAAAGCATTTGAATTAGAATTAAATAAGCGACAGCTTACAGAGAGATATTTTTCTATGAGAAAACCTAAAACTAGCGCTTAGTTTGACCTAGGCGTTTTTTTTATGCAATAAACCACTACAAACCGTGTCGAATTCGATGCGGTTTTTTGCTTGACTTTATCCGCAGTCGGTAAAGAACGGAAGATAATACCTAATTTTAGGAGGATAGAAGAATGCCAGAAGACATTCAAACACAAACTGACCAGCCAGTCAATGCTGGAGAAAACACTGAGTCACAAACTCAAGAGCAACCTGTCAAGACTTTCACTCAAGATGAAGTGACTGGTCTTGTAGCTAAAGAGTCAAAGAAAGCGCAAGAGAAAATCTTCAAAAGCCTAGGATTTGAGGACATCAAGAGCGCTAAAGAAGGACTCCAGCAACTCAAAGAGTGGAAGGACTCACAAAAGAGCGAGGCTGAGAAACAGTCAGAAGCGCTTGCTGCTAAAGAGAAAGAGCTAGAACTTGCTTTGTCAGATAAGAAGAACCTGGAAGCGAAACTATCAGCTCTGACTTTGGGAGTAAATGCTGAGTCTGTAGACGACGTCATCACTCTATCTGCTCGCTTAGTGACCGATGAGGTGTCTATCGAAGACGCTATTGGCCAAGTATTGCAGAAATATCCTCAGTTCGGTCGCACAGAGCAATCTGAGGAGAAGAAGCCGACATTTTCGGCCGGAGGAAATCCGACGGCTGGAACGAACCAAGAAGATGCCTTTTTAAAGGCTCTCGGACTAAACAACTAACAGGAGAATGATCAATGACAATTAACTACATCACTAAACACGAAGGCACCTTTGAAAAGAAATTGATGCAAGGCGCACTCACAAGTATTTTGGAAACGCCACAAGTAAACTGGTTGGGCGCTAAATCTTTCGAGTTGCCTACAATTTCAGTGACTGGCTACAAAGCGCACACTCGCTCTAAAGGCTACAACTCTGGTACAGTTTCAAACGACAAGAAAGTTTACACACTAGGATTTGACCGTGACGTCGAGTTCTTCGTAGATGCCGCAGACGTTGACGAAACGAACCAAGAGCTTTCAGCTGCTAATGTATCTAACACATTCATCACTGAACACGCAACTCCAGAAGTCGATGCTTATCGCTTCTCTAAAATTGCTACAGAAGCTATCACAAACAGTCACTTCAAGTCTGAAGATGACCTGTCAGAAGTGAACATCTACACAAAATTGAAAGCTGCTCTTTTGCCAGTTCGTAAATACGGCGCTCAAAACATCGTTATGTATGTTTCTAGCGAAGTGATGGATTTCTTGGAACGTTCTAAAGAGTTCACACGCTCAATCGCTACTACATCGCCTCAAGGAATTGATACTCGTGTCACTTCACTTGACGGAGTTCAGCTTATCGAAGTTTGGGACGATGCACGCTTCAAGACTAAGTTTGACTTCACTGAAGGCTTTGTTAAGGCTTCGGACGGTAAAAACATTAACTTCTTGATCGTTGCTAAGCCAGCAGTAATTGCCAAGGCTAAGTTCAACTCAATCTATCTCTTTGCTCCTGGGCAACATACGGAGGGTGATGGTTACCTATACCAAAACCGTTTGTATCATGATCTTTTCGTCTTGCAATCAAAACAAGACGGGGTCTATGTTTCTCACAAATCTGCTTAATAAGGAGGTAGAAAATGCGTAAGTACGAAAAAGGGAATCAAGTCTATACCGTGCAGGAAGGCAGCTTGCTTGAAGCTCAGCTAATCGCTGATGAATTTGAAGAAGTGATTGAAGATGGCCAAATCTCAGAGATTTTGGCTACTCATTCACTTTCGGACATGACTTTGGCAGAGTTGAAAGCTCTTGCTAAAGAGCGAGGGTTTGAGGGCTATTCAAACAAGACCAAAGACGAGCTATTGGAGGTGCTAAATGGCCAAATTTAAAGCAAAATTGAACGCTTATCTAGCTAAGTCTGACCGTCATTTTGACAAAGGGCAAGAATACGAGCTAGATCAAGACGAAGCTAATCGAATCAATGGCCTGTTTAATGAGGTGATTGGTGAAGATTGCTTTGAACTCATTGAAGAGCCTAAGCAAGATCTAGTTGAGGTGGGGACATCCACCTTTTAAGGAGGTGATTAGATGGCTTACTTAACTAAAGAGGAGTTCGATAAGCTCGGATTTGAGGTCGAGGGCGACTTTGACAAGCTTTTAAAGCGTGCTGAACTCGCTATCGATGCTTATACCAGAGATTTCTATTCTCTAAATAGCTTTGATAGCGACAATACAGCTCGCAAGAAGTCAGTTAAACGTGCCACGGCTTATCAAGTAGCTTATTTAGATAGTTCTGGGATCATGACGGCAGAGGACAAGCAGTCTATTGCCAGCATGTCAGTAGGGCGGACATCTATAAGCTATCGTTCAGGTTCTCAGAATGGCTCGGGTTCGCTTTCTTTGGGTGAAAGGTATAATTTATCAAGAGATGCTGAAAACTGGCTCAGGATGGTTGGATTTGGTTCGGCGAGGGTTGATTATGATAGATAAACGAATGCTACCTAATTCTGTGACTATCAAAAAGACAATTGGTGAGGACGATTGGGGGAAAGAGGCTTACTCTGACCCTCTTTTGTTATCCCCTTGCAAATTCGATAGATCCTTTTCTCGTTCCGGAACAGGCAATCATCGTAGTGAGTCCAATTTTTCGACTGTAATTGTCTATCAAAAATACTGCCCTGTGAAACTCGACAAGAGTTTCGTTGGTGGGTTTGTAGAAGAGGACGGCGTCAGCTACGTTGTTAAGAACATCATCCCTCAATATCATCCTCTAACCAAGAAGCTACTAGCTTATGAAGTCGAGGTGATTTGATGGGCGGTGTTAATGTAAAGATAGACCTATCAGGAATTGAGAAGAAAGTATCTCCAGAGAATCTCGCTAAAGGAAAGTTAGCTATTGCTAACCAGATGCTGATGGACATGGAGCGATTCGTCCCAAAACGAAGAGGGGACCTACGGTCTAGTGGACATGTTCGTCAAGATTCGATTGTCTACGCAACACCTTACGCTAGATTGCTCTATTATGGCAAGAAGCGGAAAGGTTTCTTTTCAGAAAAACAAAGAAGATTTTTCTTTGCAAATAAAGATAAGTTGCTGAGCCAAAAACCAACGCCTGGAACTGGTCCAAGGTGGGATAAAAAGGCCTCAGCTCTATATGCTAAGAATTGGGCTGAAGTCGGAGCGAAAGCGATGGGAGTGAAATGATTCAAAAAAATGATTTTGCAGATGTCTTGCTTGAGCATATCAAAGGCATCCAAGACGAAATTCCGTCTAAGCTCGGTTATTTAGCCGAAAAAGAGGGATTGGTCCTTTATCCGCTACCTGGCGGAGAAGTGGTAGACGAGGACATGGCTGGAACTCAAACAGTCAGATTGCCTTTTGAAATTGCTATCAAGTCACGAGATCAGGAATTAAACAATAATACACTGTGGCAGATTAACGCTGCCTTATCAAAAATGGACCTAGAATTGCCAAGTAAGAATGGCTCTTACGAATTTTTAGGTCTGAAAGTCGACAAGCCTTACTTAAACGATTTAGACGAGCAAGGCTTTTACATTTACTTGCTGGACTTAACTGCCAGCCTTGAAATTGAAAGGAATGAATAATGGTTAAAAATAAAAACGTAAAACGTAAACACTACATTGGCCCTTACAAAGAAACGACTCCAGACACTCCACCAACTGCAGCGGATTACCTCTGGATTGCTAAAGGGATTAAGAAATCGTCGCCAGAAAACAACGAGAAGACAGACGACTTTACCGACTTTTCTGGCGACGGGACACCTGAAGAACAAGTGATCACTAAAACACGAGGGCGCTCATTCGAGGGCGTTCGTGATACAGATGACAAAGCGCAGAATTTTGTGGCAGACAAAGAAGACGCAGTCGGTGACGAGCTTTTGGTTTGGTACAAGGAAGTTGACTCGACCAGTAAGACCCAGTATGAAGGTCCAGCTCGTCTTTCTGGTATCGAAATCGGAGACGGTGAAGCGTCAGAGAATGAAAGTATTAAGTTTAAGGTCGTATGGACCCGTAAACCTAAGAAATCAACAGTAGTACCAGGATAATCTGAGGCGTGAAATATCACGCCTTTTTATTTTTGAAAAGAGGAGAAAAACAATGGTCGTAATTAAGAAATTAAGCAATATCATTCCTATTGATTTCGGAGAATTTCAGCTGGAATACATTGCAAATGACAAGGGCGTGAAGGAACTTGATAAGTTCCGTGAGGGCTTAGCAAAGAACTGGAAGAAAATTGAAAAACTTTCCGACGAGAAAATCGCAGAAAAAGCTAAAGAGCTTATCGAAGATGGTTGGACTCAATTATTCGGAGCGGATGCATTTGAAAAAGTCTATAAATTCGCAGACGAAGATACAACTATCGCATTTAACTATCTGATGCAGACCATTCTTGGGATTCAGAAAGAATATCGAGAGCGCAACTCAGAAGACGCATTCAAGAAATATCTAGCGTGATGCCATGTTAGATATTTCTAGAAAGCTAGTTGATGAGCTTGTTTTAGAAATTGAAGGCAAAGAACAGACTTTCCCTCTGCTCTTATCGTTCGATAGAGTCTTGAAAGTTTTTGAATTATGGAAAGACGATGATATTCCTAAATTCATGCGCCCGTTTTTAGCGTTGCGGATCCTTACGGGTGTTTCTTTTGATTGTTTAAGCTTTGAGGAGGCTTTGGAAGTTGTTCAGGCAATTTTTGAAGAGCACATCCAGACAGGCGAGAAAGAAGACGATGTTGAGTATGACTTGGCAGGCAATGTCATAAAGTCCTCGACAACGTCAGAAACACCACAAAAAAGACTCTACAACGTGAAGCATGACGGAGCTTATATCTTTGCTTCTTTCATGCAAGCTTACAGAATCGACTTAATCGAAGAAATCGGTAAGTTGCACTGGAAGAAATTCAATGCTCTAATTGTTGGCTTGCCTGAGGGAACCAAATTTGTAGAAGTCGTGAAAATTCGCTCTTATGAACCGCAAAAAGGCGACAGTCAGGAATACATCGATAAGATGCGAGAGTTGCAAAAAGAGTATCGTCTTCCAGACGATGACTACGACGAAGAAGATGACGAGTATGACTATTACGAGTAGAAAGGAGGCATAAATGGCAGATGGTAAAGTGGTCATCCAAGTTGATATGGATGGCAATAAGGCTCAATCAGGAGTGGCACGTCTAAAAGGGATGGTTGGCGGACTGACAGAAAGCGGGATGCAACTAGGTTCGGTCTTTAAGTCAGTTTTAGGAGCTAACATTGTCAGCGGTGCGCTGATTTCTGGGATTCAATCCCTTGGCAGTGCTATCAAGGGTGTATTTGCTACAGCTCTAGATGAGGGCGCCAAACTCCAACAATCATTTGGTGGCGTTGATACGCTATATACGACTGCAGCTGAGTCTGTAAAGCAATATGCGAACGCTGCAGCCTCAGCTGGTATCTCTGCTAATACCTACGCAGAGCAAGCTGTTTCTTTCGGTGCCAGCTTGAAGCAAGCGCTCGGTGGTGATGCTGTGAAGGCTGCACAAATGGCAGACAAGGCTATCATGGCCATGGCTGATAACTCAGCCAAGATGGGTACAGATATTGGTTCAATCCAGCAGACGTTCCAAGGCTTCGCTAAACAGAACTATACCATGCTAGATAACTTGAAACTTGGATATGGCGGTACCAAAGAAGAAATGCAACGACTTCTTAAAGACGCCAGCAAATTAGAAAAAGCAATGGGCAAGAAGTTTGATATCAACAACTTTGCGGATATCGTAGAAGCCATCGACCTAGTTCAACAAGAGTTGGGAGTCGCAGGAGTCGCAGCACAAGAAGCGCAGACTACATTCAGTGGTTCGTTTGCGGCAATGAAGGCTTCGGCATCCAACTTCTTGGCGAATTTGACGCTCGGTGAAGATATCGGACCGTCTTTAAAAGCACTTATCTCTAGCACCTCAACATTCCTTTTAGGAAATTTCTTGCCTATGGTTGGAAATATTATGAGACAACTTCCTCAAGCTATTGATACAGCCTTGGCAGAAGCTGGGCCAAAGATTGAACAAGGATTCAGATCGCTGTTTGCATCTCTCGGAGTTGACGAGGGTGTTTTTGACGTAATCAAGGACACTTTTCGAGATGTAGTCGTAACAATCCAGTCACTCTTTGATGAATTGACGAGCGAATCCAATGGATTTGGCAATGTTATTCAAGGTGTTGGGAATATCATTAAAATAGTGAACGTCAACATCCAGAATATGGCTATGGCCTTTCAGTTTGCACTAGAAGCTTTCTCTGAAACAGGAGCAATCAAGAACGCCTATCAAGCATTTAAAGATTTGACGGATGCAGCTTTAGATCTTGCTATTAAGTTAGGCGATGCTATTCCTTGGGATATCGTAGGCGCGGCCGCTGGGCACGTCGTGAACGCTATTTCAATGATTGTGAGCTGGATTTCAAAATTAACTCAATCAATTAGTGCAGATGTCTGGAGAGGATTGATTGCAGGGATTGGAGGAGCTCTAGTCGCTTTCAAGGCATTTAATTTCTTGAAGAGCTTTAATCCGTTTGGCTTATTTGCTAAAGGCGCCAAGGAAGGGGCAGACGAAGTTGTAAAAGGTGCAACGAGCTCGAAAAGCGCAATCGCTCAAATCTTCAAATCAATCTCAACTCTAATCAAAACAACAGGAACAGCAATCAAAACGGCTGCGACAGGAATTGGTGAAGGCATCAAAATTGCTCTTTCTGGATTGGCTCCGGTCATCCGAGCATTTGGATTGGCTTTGAGAACGGCTGGGATTGGGAACATCCTTGCTCTTGGCGGAGCGATTGGTATTGCAGCAGTCGGAATCGGTGCCGGAGTGGCTATTATTGCGGCAGGTTTAAGTCTCATTGCTAGTCAAGGTGAAGGGGTAGCCACGATCATTAACGCTGTTGGTCAGGCATTCGCTACGGTTGCTACTGCGATTATTGGTGCATTTGCTCAGGCTATTGTATCTGTCGCAGGAGTTTTACCAACAGTAACAAGCGCCCTCGCTCAGCTATCTCCTCTTGTTGTTGCGGTTGGAGAAGCAATTGGAGCAGCTGCGCCATTCATTACAGCTTTAGGTGATGCAATTGCAACTGTAGCTACAGCAATCACTCCAATCGTCGATATTATAAGTAATGCGTTCGTTTCAGTAGCTCAAATTATTGCTGACGCTATCGTTCAAATTGTTGAAGCAATAGCTCCATTTGCTCCAGCCATAACTGAAATGGTGGTTGCGATTGCTCCTTCAATTGCAGATATTGTTTCGTCATTTAGCAGCATGTTCTCTCAGATTAGTCCTATCATTGATAGCTTGTCTAATCTCTTGAAAACATTTGGAGAACAAGTGAGCTCTATCTTGAAAAGTGCTGGTAGTGTAGTTGAGTCCTTTGGCTCTGCTATCCGTAATGTCCTTGACGGTGTAGCTGGAATCTTTGACAGCATCGGTAATGCTGCCTTAAACGCAGGCCTTGGAGTCAAATACATGGCTGAAGGGATTTCGATGCTCACTGAATTAGGGTTGCTAGATTTAGCTGGAACATTGGCAACAGTGGCAACAGGATTGACAGCTATTGCCAATTCTGGCATTGCTTCAGCAGGTCCTGGGTTGCAACAAGCAGGGACTGGGTTGAGTTTGATAGCTATATCAGCTCAACTTGCAAGTGTAGCCTTGCAATCACTACCTACGGCCTTATCATCACTAAGCACTAACCTTAGCACATTGCCAGAAACACTGACAAGCGCTGGAACTTCGATGAGCACGTTTGCTACATCGGTCATGGCTTCATTTGCAAGCTTGTCTGGTTCTGTATCTGGTGTAATGGCGCTTCAGACAGGTTTGGTGGCTCTAGCTAATGCTATGATGATGGCTCAAAGTGGGGCTTCAGCGATGTCTTCTACTCTAACGATGATTAACGCTTCAGCTTCATCAGCTACATCGGCCATTTCTCAGCTTGCTTCAGGTATGGCTTCAGCGATGGCTCAAGCTGTATCGTCGGTTCAGTCAAACATGGCATTGATTGTGACTGTAATTTTGCAGTCGTCAATTCAGATGACGCAAGCAGGTCAACAGGCAGGCCGTGGGGTTTCTGAAGGGATAACAAATGGTATCCGTTCAGGAGTCGGCTCGGCGACATCAGCAATGTCATCCATGGTCAACTCTATCCAGTCTACAGGAATGAGAGGCGTCTCTACTATGCGCTATGTAGGTGACATGATTGGTCAAGGTTTAGCACAAGGTATGTACTCAGCGCTTGGAGCTGTCACGGCTGCTGCTAATGCTCTTGTCGCTCAAGCTGAAAGAGCCGCACAGGCCAAGGCTAAGATTAACAGTCCATCACGCCGTTTTAGAGACAACGTCGGACGTTTCATTTCTCAAGGGGTGGCAGTCGGTATCTTGGCAGATGCTCACAAGGTAGATGATGCCATGGGCGATGTATTCGACCAAATCAAAGCCTTTAACTTTGCCCCTGAAGACATTCTTGGAGTAGGTCAGGCTAGCCTTACGAAGACACTTCAGGTCAAGTCAGACCTAGATCGTCAAATTAAAGCGAGCGTTAAGGTCGTACAAGAAAAATCTAACCGACTTGTCGAGCAAGCTCTAGAAGTTGCTGAGAAGGCAGTCAAACGGCCAGTCAGTCTGATGATGGAAAGTGGAGCGCTTGTCGGTCAAATCGGCCAAAAGATGACCGATTACCAAAACGACCAACTCATGATCGATAACATGATGAGAGGGATTATTTAATGGACACAGTTATCTATAACAATCATGACCTCTCTGAGGTTATAAAAATCAACGAAGTAATTCGTCCGGTAGGAAACGAAAGGGACGTCACAACAAATGACGCCCCTTTTTTGGGTGTAAACGTCCAAGAAGTAAGAACCGGACCTAAAAAAATCAAAGTTAAGTTTACCGTTCAGAAAAAAACGGCTAGGGATACCGAATTGGCCAAGCACACCTTAGCTACAATCCTGAACACCGACAAGCCAGTTCGTATTGATATTTCAGACGAGCCTGACAAGTACTATATGGGACTTGTCATTGGTTCTGTGGATGTCGATAACGTAGCTAGATGGCTTCAAAAGGGCGAGTTTGAGATTCTTGTTCCTGATGGTGTCGCACATGGTACGACCTATAGACGGTTCGATAACGGCCAAGAGCAACCTGACAAGGTTGTTTTTAACTTGGTCAATAATGGCAACGTCCCAGCTTTTCCTGTCGTTACGGTCAAAAACAACGCTGAGAACGGCTATATCGGTCTCGTCAATACTAGCGGAGCTTTTGAAGTTGGAGACCGTGAAGAGGCTGATACAGGGATAGTTAAGAAATCCGAAATCTTAATGGATTTTAGAGGCGATAAAATCTCAACTGGTTTTTCCCAAGCATTAAAAAATCAAGGTGTTACAAACGACAATACGGAGTATGTGGTAGGAACCGCTGAAAGAATAAATCTCTGGGAGCGTCCCCATATTAAATTAAAAAATCTACGAGGTGAAACCAAGTTACAAAACTATGCTGCTAGTCTAACTTGGACTATCCCGAATGATAGTGTAGGAGAAATTGGGTCTTTAAACGATTATCTTTGGTGGCGACAAGTCTTTTGGTCTGAGGCTCTTAATCAGTATGGTTTTATTAAAATTACTATTTCTGACACTAACGATAAATTCTTATACGGCGTGGAGAGTTTCAAAAGGTCTCTGGGCTCAGAATGTGAATATAACTTCTTTGCTAGCGATGGCAAGGGTAGCTATAACATTCTGAAACGTTGGGAATTTGACGGAAGCACTACAGGAGACATTAACCCTTTTAGTGTAGCTAGAGGCTGGTCAGATTTGAAACGGAATGATGACAAGGTACAAGTCTTTTATCGTGGCTCTTACTTTACTTTCACAGTTCCTGAAATAAAGGGCAGAAAGTCAGCTAAGATCCATGTGACATTAGGGGCATATCGAGATTATCCAATGGTCTCTCATATGTATCTTGATGAATTGTATTATCGCAAAGATTTTGTGCCAGGAATCGGTGATGTGCCGAACCGCTACCCAATCGGTTCAAACGTTGTGCTAAACAGCGAGAATGACACTGTCACAGTGGACGGCCTTGAGAAGATTGTAGACGTCGTAGATGGATCAAGTTTCTTGACTATTCCTCCAGGTAATAGTCAGCTTGAGGTCTATTGCTCAAGTTGGGTCAAGACCAAGCCAACTGTAAAAGTAGAATTTAAAGAAAGGTATCTATAGCAATGTTATTGACAATACATGACTCAAATTTGAGAAAAGTGACTTTTATCGACAATGACAAACAGGATACATTGAACTATTTCAATGACACCTGGACAAGATACCTGGAAACTGGTTCTAGTACCTTTGATTTTACAGTCTTTAAAAAGGCAATTATCTCAGATGTAGGCAAAAAGAGGGCTTATAACTCTCTCAATGAGAAAGCCTTTGTTTCATTCAGATACAAGGGCAGAACTTACCTGCATACAATCCGAAAAATTGAGGAAAATGAGAAGGTCATTAAATGTTACGGTATCAATCTAAACCTTGAGCTTATCAATGAGTATTCTATCCCTTATAAATCACCTAAAGCTATGAGTTTTAAGGAGTTTTGCGAGGCTATGGACCTGCTCAACTATACTTTCTTAAAAATCGGTATTAATGAGGTTGCTAATAAGAAAATCTCTGCTGAATGGGAGGGCACAGATACTAAGCTCAATAGACTTTTAAGCCTGGCTAAGAAATTTGGCGCAGAAATTGAGTTTGACACACGTCTCAATGCTGACAGCTCTATCAAGTCATTTACAGTCAATGTCTATCATGAGCACGACGATAGCCACCAGGGAGTTGGTCAAATTAGCCCAAAAATCTTGAAGTATGGTAAAAACCTCAAGACGATCACTAGGGCAATTGACAAAACTGGGATCTATAACACGGTTGTCCCAACAGGTAAGGATGACAAAGGCAACGTAGTTGATATTAGGGGTCTTGGAGCTTGGTCAGTCAATAACGCAAAGGGAGAACGTGAGTTCTACCAGTCAGGAGCTGCATTGTATGCCCCTCTCTCTATGCAGATGTATCCGTCTACTTTTACTCACTCAACAGGGGACCGTGACCAGTGGATCCGTAAGGATATGACGGTAGAGAGTTCAAATCCTGAGGTCATCCGATCAGCAGCCTACCGTGAGCTCAAAAAGAACTGTTACCCAGCAGTCACTTATGAGGCTGAGGGCTTTGCAGATTTAGAGATAGGAGACACAGTCAAAGTCTATGATGACGGCTTTAGCCCTACTCTCTTGCTTGAGATGAGGGTATCTGAGCAAGTCATCAGCTTTACCAATCCAAAAAACAATAAGACCACTTTTTCAAACGCCAAAGCGCTTGAAAATCGTCTATCTCAAGGCATTCAGCAACAGCTAGACCGAATGATAGAGGACGCTAAGCCCTACACTATCAAGCTAGCTACAGATAACGGCATAGCTTTTAAAAATGGCCAAGGTCAGACGATTGTGACCCCTACTTTGATGAAAGGTAACAAAGTCATCAATAGCGGATGGCGCTGGGTTGTAGATGGCGAAATCAAGGCTACAAGCCCTAGCTACACTGTGAGGGCTGCTGACATCAATCAAAAGATGGTCTTGACGGTCTCAGCATGGATTGATAACAAAGAGGTAGCCTCTGAGCAGCTGACTCTTATCAATACGTCTGACGGAACGGCAGGAAAGACTCAGTACTTGCATAGAGCGTGGGCCAATTCAGAGGACGGGCGTGAAGGGTTCAGTACGTCATCGAGCGCCAATAAGCGTTATTTTGGAACATACACAGATTTCACTGAGGCGGACAGTCAGGATCCTACAAGATACAGCTGGACGGCTCTTTTCGATAACGTGAAAGGCGGAAATCGTAACTATTTCAAGAATGGCCGAACTCAGCAAATCAACACAGGAAATAGTGAAACGTATGACATGCGGACTTTCATTTTTGACGATTTTTGGAAAAATCCAGATAGGCTAAAACCAAATTATGTGCGTGTAGCATTTGAAATTAGCTTATCTCCAGCTCTAGCAAAAGATACACAAGTCAATGTGCATTTTTCGGCTAATCCCTGGTACAAAAATCAAATTGTCCTCAAAGCTGGAGTCACTGCTCCTCAAAGTTTTGAGTTTACTATTGACCTCTCAAACGCCTCAGAAACTTACAAAACAGATAATGTTTTCATTCGTTTTGGTACAGGTCATGGATTTCCTGCTAATCAGACGGTCACGCTTGAAAATGCCATGCTAGCCGTGGGAACTAACTTTCTTGGCTATGTGAAAGCTATTGAGGATGTAGAGACTGACATCAACTCTAAAGCTGACCAAAGGCTAACTCAGGAACAGCTGAACGCTTTGAATGAGAAAGCTGGAATTATTCAGGCTGAGCTTGAGGCTAAGGCTAGCGCTGATACGCTTGATAATTGGATAAAGGCTTACAAGGATTTTGTCAAGTCCAATGAAACCGCAAGAGCGCAGGCTGAGAAAGATTTAATTTCAGCTAGTCAGCGTGTTTCAAATATTGCCAAAGATTTGGGAGAATTGTCTGACCGCTGGAATTTCATTGATACTTACATGAGCTCATCAAATGAGGGTCTTGTCATCGGTGAGAATGACGGTAGCTCTAGCATGCTGTTTAGTCCAAATGGACGAATTTCAATGTATAGCTCTGGTGTAGAGGTTATGTATATTTCTCAAGGGGTCATCCATATTGAGAATGGTATTTTTTCTAAGACCATTCAAATTGGACGGTATCGTGAGGAGCAATATCATATCAATCCTGATATGAACGTCATTCGTTATGTAGGATAGAAAGGAGCGAAATGCCAAGATTTAGTAATTCAAGTAACAGCTTATATTTGAATGTGTATATTGATGAAGCTTCAACAGACGTTTCAACTAATACTTCAACCATCAACTGGCAGTTGACAGTTAGTCGTTATACGTACTATCACACGTTCAATAAGCAGGGAGACAGTACGTTATCTCTAACTTTGGACGGCCAAAATGTGCACTCTAGCAATCCAGTTTGGGAAGTCTGGGACGGCGAGGTCACTCTCGCTAGTGGTTCAACCACAATCTCACACAACTCAGACGGTCGCAAGACACTGCCGTTCTCATGTACGTTCAATCCTAACAATGGTTTACATGGAACCATCACAGTTTCAGGAAATCTCGGTCTGACTGCTATCCCACGTTCAAGCTCTGTAAGCGTGAGCGCTGGAGTGATTGGTAGTTCGGTTATGATCAACATCAACCGTCAAAGCTCCAGTTTTAAGCATACAGTACGCTATTCATGGGCTGGAAAGTCAGGGACGATTGCAACGAATGTAGACACATCCACAACGTGGACGATTCCTCTTGACTTTGCAAATGACATTCCAAACTCGGCGAGTGGGACAGGGACGATCTATGTTGACACCTACTCAGGCTCCACTAAAACTGGAACGCAGTCAACAACCTTGACAGCTAGCGTACCAGCGAATGTCAAGCCCACATTTGCAGGAGTTTCCCTGTCGGACTTAAACAGTGCAGCTCAAAACCTCATCCCTAACTCTGATACATTTATCCAGGTAATCTCTAACATCAAAGTAGCATTTAATGGCGCAGCAGGCTCTTACGGCTCGTCTATCACTGGATATTATGCTGAGATTATTGGCAAAAACCAGTCCACAAGTTCAAACGGTGGGAGTCTAGGCATTATGAACTATCACGGCACCATCAAAATCAGAGCGAGCGTGTCTGATAGTCGTGGCAGATGGTCAGATACTAAAGAGGTATCCGTGACCGTGCTTGAGTATTTTGCTCCTGCCTTGAGCTTTAGTATTGCAAGGACAGGCTCAACCTCTAGCACTCTAACAGCTACGAGAAATGCCAAAATCGCCCCTCTGACGGTGGCAGGAAGTCAAAAGAACTCAATGACCTTGACTTTCAAAGTTGCAAGGCTTGGGACTACTAACTTTCAAGTAGACACAGGACCAGCCACTGGATCCTGGACAAGTATCTCAAATCTAGTCAATTCTCAGGCTAATCTAGCAGGCAATTATCTAGCTAATCAGTCCTGGGTCGTTATTGGCACGCTTGAGGACAAATTCACTCGTACTGAGTTCATGGTCAACGTGGCCACGGAGAGCGTAGTCTTGTCTTATGACAGGTCAGGTGTAGGTGTCAATAAAATCCGTGAACGTGGAGCCTTGGATGTGAAAGGCGATATATACGCCAATGACCAGCCTATTCAGCAATATCAGCTGACACGTAATAACGGAATTTCTATTTTAACAAAAGAAAGTCTTGATAATATCCTTAAAAATGGTATGTACTATAGTCACAGTGCACCTGATAGACCAAGAAATCAGAATGGCTGGTTATTGGTTCAAGTCTATGATGACGCTCAATATGTTGTGCAGACTTATTGGACAGCTGCGACAGAGACAATGTTAGTAAGGTATCGTATAGCTAATAAATGGGGAGAATGGAAAGAAGTTACCACAAGAGATGACATCCAAAAATACACTCAAGGAACACCTTGGCAAAACCTAACTCTACAAAATGGATGGCAACATCATCCTGAGTATGAAAAAGTTCAATGCTCAAAAACATTTGACGGAGTGGTTTATATCAGAGGCACTTGTAAAGGCGGAAAGACTACCCGAGAGTCAATTATCTTTACTTTGCCTGAAAATTTCAGACCATCCACAGCACTGTTCAAAACAGTGTTAAACAGTAACTACGGCCCTGCAGTTGTCGGAATTTACCCAGGAGGTACTGTAGTAGTCAAGGGAAACGTTGACGCTACATGGCTCAACTTTGACAATATTTCATTCAAAATTTAAAAAGGAGAAAGCATGAAATTAGAATACGGTTCAAAATCACAAGAATTTGATGCGAGCGGAACAGCATCAGCTACCAAGGTCACGCTAGTCAATGCAGACAGTGCTATCGTGCCAATTTTCTTACCAGCTGACAAAATCAGCTTGTCCAATACTGAACTTTTTGAGTTAGCTCTTGAGGCTCTTTATCAGGAAAATTTCCCACAACGTGCCGAAAAGGAGAAATTCAACCAGGTAGAGGCACAGCTCAAGCAAAATAAAGAAATGGCAACTAAGGTAGAGCAAGCGACAGTAGAGAATAAGGAAAACCTCGACATGGTGTCAGCTATCACTGAGGTCTTGAGTGCCGTGGTAGTATCTCAAAATGGTGGCATGCCGACCTTTGCCTATGTAAAGGTAGCAAATTTCATCAAACCGCTTGCTAAGGACAAACGTTACAACAACGGAGACATCATCTCAGGTGCTTATCCGTTTGACACCAATCCGAAATGGCCAAAGGGCACGCTGACCATTTTCAAGTTCCAGATGCAGGCCACAGAGGGCTACACATGGAAAGAACAGTCGCTTGCTGAAATGCTACAACAAGGTGTGCTTACCGTGGTCATGCCACGCATTGATTAGAAGGAGGTTGTATGCCAGGTTATGAACGATTTCTCGTACAGATCTTTATCACCCTCATTCCTGTGATTGGTCTTTATTTTTCGATGAAAGATAAAGCAACCAAGCAGGAAAATCGTCTTACGATTTTAGAGAAAGATATCGAAAATCTGAACGAATTCAAGACATCAGCCAACAAGCGGCTTGATAACCACGATGAACAAAATAAGGCTATCTTAGTACTAGCTGAGCAAGTGAAATCGCTTGGTGAGGATGTAAGAGAGCTTAAAAGCTTAATTCAAAACAAACAACAATAAACAATAAAAGGAGAAACTCAAAATGATTAACTGGAAATTGCGCTTGCAAAACAAAACAACGCTCATTGCTCTTCTTGGAGCAATCTTCCTTATGGCCCAACAATTCGGCCTTGAAATCCCCAAAAATATCCAGGACGGTGTGAACACATTCGTTTACATCCTTGTCTTGATTGGTGTTGTCAATGACCCAACAACTGCAGGAATTTCTGATAGCAAAAGAGCGCTCGAATACTACGAGCCAAGCGAGGATTAGGAGAGAACAATGAAGAAAAACGACTTATTCATCGACGTATCTAGCCACAATGGATACGATATTACAGGTATTTTGGCTGACATGGGTACACAGAATACGATTATCAAAATTTCTGAAAGTACAAATTATCTAAACCCTTGCTTATCTGCTCAAATTGAGCAATCCAATCCTGTTGGATTCTATCATTTCGCTTGGTTTGGTGGAGACGTGGACGAGGCAGAAAGAGAGGCACACTATTTCCTTGACAACGTGCCCAAAAAGGTTCAATATCTAGTGCTTGACTACGAAGATCATGCTAGCGCAAGCGTACAAAGAAACACCTCAGCATGTTTACGCTTTATGCAAGTTATTGCAGAAGCTGGATATACACCAATTTATTATAGTTACAAACCTTTCACGCTTGATAATATCGATTATCAGCAAATTCTTGCACAATTCCCTAATTCTCTTTGGATTGCAGGTTATGGCTTAAACGATGGTACAGCTAACTTTGAATATTTTCCAAGTATGGACGGGATACGCTGGTGGCAATACTCTTCAAATCCGTTTGACAAGAATATTGTTTTACTAGATGATGAAGAAGCTAAGCCCAAATGGAAACGCAATGAAACTGGTTGGTGGTATGAATACCCCAATGGCGCCTATCCAAAAGAGGAGTGGGAAAAGATTGATGGTATCTGGTACTACTTCAATGAGAGAGGTTATTCAATAGCTTCTCGATGGTTGAAGGATGATGGAAAATGGTACTACCTCAAAGAAAACGGCGCAATGGCCGTTGGTTGGGTTCTTGTGAATGGCAAATGGTACTATCTTGATGCTTCAGGAGCGATGGTCACGGGTTGGGTTCAATACAAGGACAAACTATACCATCTCAAAGAAGAGAACGGAGCAATGTCTTCAGAAGAACTCGTTAAAGTCGAAGGTGGCTGGTACTATGTCAACGAAGACGGAAGCCGCTCAGACAAACCAGCATTGGATGTATTACCTGATGGACTAATTGTTACCACTAAATAATTTTTTAAAATAGAAAGGAAAATTTCTAAAATATTGTTCGAGTTGTAACCGCAGGCATTTGCTTGCGGTTTTTTTGTTTGTCTGAAAGTACTTTTTATCAAAAATTTTAGTATCCTTGATTGAAATGTTAGTGGTCTTGCTTATCATCAGTGTTCTTCTCTTGCTCTTTGTGCCCAATTTGACCAAGCAAAAGGATGCCGTAGATGATAAAGGAAAAGCTGCTGTTGTCAAGGTCGTAGAAAGCCAGGCAGAGCTCTATCGTTTGGATAAAAATGATGACGCCAGCCTCAGCAAATTACAAGCGGACGGCCGTATCACAGCTGAGCAAGCTAAAG